ATCCAGGACGCCGACCTTGGTGGTAATCACTACGTGGTGCGCGAAGGAAACAGGCTCCGTAGGCTCCGTCCAGACTGGGTGGACATCATCCTGACGGCCCCTCCGGACAAGGCTGTTGACTCCGACGTTGCCGGGTACGTCTACATGCCGGGAGGTCGGGGCTCGAATCCGGACAACTGGGAGATTTACCCGATCGATGGCAGCAACGGCGTAGTCTCTCACTGGTCGCCCATCCCGGACCCCGACGCTCTCTACCGTGGCATGTCTTGGCTGTCGCCTGTTATTCGCGAGATACAGGCAGACAAGGCTGCGACGATCCACAAGGCCAAGTTCTTCGAGAATGCCGCGACCCCCAACCTTGCGGTGTCCTTCAAGGAAACCGTCACCAATGAGCAGTTCCAGGAGTTCATGGAGACGATGGACGCTGCCAAGGGTGGAGTTGAGCACGCGTACGAGACTCTGTACCTCGGTGGCGGTGCTGACGTGACCGTAGTCGGTACGGACCTACGGCAGTTGGACTTCAAGGCCACTCAGGGCGCCGGTGAAACGCGAATCGCCGCTGCCGCTCGTATCCCTCCGGTGTTCGTCGGCCTCTCCGAAGGCATGCAGGGCTCGTCGCTGAACGCTGGCAACTTCGTTGCCGCTAAGCACATGTTCGGCGACTCGACCATGCGTCCACTGTGGCGTTCGATCTGCGCTGCGTATCAGCCGCTTCTTAAGGGCATGCCGAAGGACGCTCGTCTCTGGTACGACGACAGGGACATTGCCTTCCTGCGCGATGACCGCAACACGATTGCCGAGCTGCGCAAGACTGAGGCTGGTACGATCTCTGTGCTAATCCAGTCCGGATATGAGCCTGACTCAATAGTCAAGGCCATCAAGCAAGAGGACTGGGACCTGTTGAAGCACACCGGTCTGTTCTCTGTGCAGTTGCAACCGCCTGGCACTCTCCAGAAGGCACAGGCTGGCGCCAACTCGGACATCCCGAATCCGCCTGCTACGCCGAGTGGCGGTGGTGGCACGCAGAAGGCTGCGCCGACCGGGACGCCTAGGCCGAGTCCTCAGCCACAGCCTGGCTCGTCGGGTAACAAGAACCCTGCGAAGCCTGCCGCCCCAAAAGCCCCAGCCCCGGGGCGTGACGTATCCAAGCTCCAGATAGGCAAGGGTCATGCTCTCTGGGACTACTGGACGCACGGCAAGGGGGCGGCTGAATGGATCGGCGCAGAGCATAAGTGGACAACCTTGCATGCGCTGCTGGTGTCGCACGGCGTACCCGCACATGAAGCTAAGGGTCTCACGACCAATATCATCAACCATGTCCTACCCGGGTATATGAAGCTCGCCCATAAGAAGGGCGACGGTCCCGGTTAATCAACTCCGCAGAGGAGGTTAGTAAATGACCAGTCCATCTAAGCTCTGTCTGCGGTCTGTTGAGTTTCGCGTTGCAGACACCGGAGAGAACAACGACGGCCGAACCCTTGAGGGTTATGCCGCAGTCTTCAACGCGCCTACTGAGATTGACTCTTTCGAGGGCCGCTTCTCAGAGGAGATCGCACCGGGAGCCTTCCGGAAGACCATCAGTGAGCGCAAGCCTGTCTTGCAGTTCGATCACGGCAAGGATGTCCGTACGGGAAGCGTGCCGATCGGCAAGATTGTCGAGATGCGCGAAGATCCGCAGGGTCTTTACGTGAAGGCAAGGCTCTTTGACAATCCGGTCGTTGAGCCTATCCGACAGGCTATCGAGGGCGGCGCCATCAGCGGGATGTCCTTCCGCTTCCGCGCCGTTCGCGACGAGTGGCGCGACGGCGAGGATAACGTCATCAAGCCCGGTCAGCTCGGTGAGATGCTTTACAACGCTGGCTCGCGCGGGCCACTCAAGCGCACCTTGAAGGAAGTTCAGCTCTTTGAGGCTGGTCCTGTGGTGTTCCCTGCGTACGAGCAGACTTCGGTCGCCGTTCGTTCCCTGGACGAGATCTCAGATGAGGACCGACAGGCTCTCATTGACGAGTACGCGCGGTCGATGACCGAAGAGGTCGAGGGGGAGCTTGTCGGCGAACACGGCCCAGAGCTTGTCGAGGCTGGCTTCACGCCGGAGTCGGTCGCCCGCGCGGTCGAGTCTGACGACCTCCCGCTTCTCGAAGTGCATGTCGAGGGCCGATGCCGGGGCAAGGAAGACGCCGAAGAGGGCTGCGAGCACCCGGAGCTTCATGAGCGCGCGTTGACCACTCAGGGCACGCCCAACGTCGCCAAGCCAAAGGCTAAGGACAAGAGCAGCGGCGACAACAAGCCCTACGGTGACGTGACTTACGCCGACCCTGGTTACCAGAAGGACGGTAAGAAGCGTTACCCGATCGACACCGAAGAGCACGCTAAGGCCGCCTGGTCTTATATCAACCAGGCTGGCAATGCGTCAGAGTACACAGCGGAACAGCTTGCCGAGATCAAGAACAAGATCCAGGCAGCACTCAAGAAGTTTGGTGTGGACGTTGAGGCCAAGGCGGCTGATGACGTATCATCCACCCCAGAGGAATCCGGCGCCGACCCCACGGTCACCCCGGAAGCAGTAACTCCCGTAAGGAACAAAACGGTTCGAAAGGAAAGTGACATGGAACCGATGACCGTGGAAGAGCGCGTTGCTCGCCAGAGCGAGATCAAGGCGCGTCTCTCCGAGATCGACACCGAGTACAGCGGCGGTACTCTCCCCGAGGACACGCAGCGCGAGTGGGACGGCCTCAACGTCGAGTTCAGCGAGCATGACCGCGCCATCGACGCGGCCACCAAGCGCGCTGAGCAGCTTCGTGCTCTCGCCGAGGACAACGCCCAGGGCAACGGCCGTCAGGTCGAGCGCGGCACCGCGCCGAACCACATCCGCCGCCCGTCCGACATCTACGACATCTCGAACCTGCGTAACCAGGCCCGCAGCCTGGACGAGATGGGCGCCCTCTGCCGCGACAATGCCATGCGCGCGATCGAACAGGGTCGCTTCGGTGGCGGCGTCCGCAAGGAAGCCGCGCAGGAGAACGTGGAGCGTCTGCTCCAGGAGAACGACGACGCTGCCGGTACGCTGGCTCGTCGCATCCTCACGACCGGCTCCCCGGTCTACGAGCGTGCGTTCGGCAAGGCCATGCGCGCCCTCTCCACCAACGGCCTTACGGCCGAGGAGGCGCGTGCGCTCTCCCTCGGTTCGAACGCTGACGGTGGCTACGCCGTTCCGTTCCAGCTTGACCCCACCGTCATCCTGACTTCTGACGGTGTGATCAACCCGCTCCGCTCCATGGCGCGCGTCGTTCAGATCACTGGCAAGGAATGGCAGGGTGTCACCTCCGCCGGTATCTCGGTCACCCGCTCCTCTGAGGCCGCGAACGTCAACGTCGTTTCGCCGACCCTTGAGCAGCCGACCGTTCGCCCGACCCGTGTGACGGGCTTTATCCCGTTCTCCGTCGAGATCGACGCCGACTGGACCGCGATGCGCTCTGAGGTTACTCGTCTCCTCCAGGACGCGAAGGACACCGAAGAGGCAAGCTCGTTCGTCAACGGCGACGGGACCGGCAACAACCCCGGCGGTGTCGTCGCGACGCTCTCGCACTACGGCGCCGTGCCGGACGGTGGCAGCCTGACCACTGCCGACGTGTACGCACTGGAAGAGGCTCTTGCCCCGCGCTGGCGCGCGCGTGCTCAGTTCCTCGGCAACAAGTCGGTCTACAACGACATCCGACAGCTCGGCACCACTGACGGTGCGGACCTGTGGGTGCGCCTGGCCGACCGGAACCCGTCGCAGCTTATCGGCTACGACGCTCGCGAGATCAGCACCATGGGTGCTTCCGACGACAGTGGCGCTCGCTACCTGCTCTTCGGTGACTTCTCGCAGTTCCTCATCGTTGACCGCGTGGGCATGAACGTTGAGCTGGTCCCGCACCTGTTCAACCCGACCGCCAGCGTTCCTACGCCGACCGGTCAGCGTGGTCTGCTCGCGATCTGGCGCAACTCGTCCAAGGTTCTGGTGGACGACGCGTTCAAGTACCTCAAGCAGGGTACGGCTTCCTGATCCTGGCTCACTTAGCTTGCGACCCGTGCCAGGGGTACGGGTGGGCTAATGTGAGTTGAGAGATGGAATGGAAGTTGTGCGGTACGGTTCCTGTAACCTAGGCCGCACAACTTCCGCCCCGGTGAAGGGCATAGGGTGTCATGTAACCGGGGACCTAGCGGGGTAGCGCAGTTCGGTAGCGCAGCGGGTTCATAGCCCGAAGGTCGTGGGTTCAAATCCCACCCCCGCCACGAAAGTTGAACAAATACTAGCTGAGGAGTCCTCATGGCTGCTGCACCAAAGAAAAAGCCCGCCGCGAAGCCGGTTGCGAAGCCTGCGCCCAAGAAGGGGGCGGCGCCTGCCAAGAAGGCGCCCAACCAGGGTGGTTCGAGTAAGCCCGGCGCGAAGCCCGGCGGCAAGCCTGCCGCGAAGCCGACCGGCAAGCCCGTCCCCGGAAAGAAGGGCGCGCCCGCGAAGCCCGCTCCGGGTAAGCCTCCGGTTCCCGGTCAGAAGCCCGGCCAGAAGCCTATGCCGGGAAAGGGCCCGCTGCCTAAGAAGAAGGCGGCCCCCAAGAAGGGTAAGTGATGGCGCATCACTACACGTTGGACCAAATGGACTGGCCCCGCCTGCTCGCAGACAACAACATAGAGCCGCGCGGGGTCTGTCACGTGGGGGCGCATGAGGGTCAAGAGGTTCCGCTCTACATCGAATTGAGATTCGACAACATCTACCTAGTAGAAGCCGATCCGAATCTAGCTGCGGACCTTGAGAGTAGGTACGGTCACACCAACGGAGTTACGGTGCTTCCCGTGGCTGCTGGCGCGGAGCGCGGATGCGTAGAGTTCTACCGAGTGCTGCGAGACTCGCAGTACAACTCGACGCTTGAGCCTATCGAGTTGGGCGCCACTCAGAAGATTGAGGTCCCAATGGTGCGCCTGCGGGACGTTATTCCGGGCAGTAAGTTCAGAAGCCCGGTAAACGTTCTTGTAGTTGACGTACAGGGCTCCGAGATCGATGTCATCAAGGGGTGCGATCGGCGATACCTAGACCTGATCGTGGTCGAGGTCGGTACGCGCGCAAAGTATCACGGCCAGCCTATGAGGAAGGCCGTGTCGGAGTACATGGATTCCATCGGCTGGCGTGAGGTTTACGTCTGGCCACACGGACCCAAGGCGATCTGGTTCGACATCGCCTATGTGCCCGTCAACGAAGGGTGCTGCGGTGAAGGTTGTTGTTCTGGGGATACCGCTGCCGCCGGGTGACAACCGCTGGAAAGACGACATGTGCGAGGATGGGGAATCCCTTGGTTGGGACGTAACGCACGTAGCAGCCAAGGGAATTCTCCCAGCCGAGGTCATCCGGCTCTGCAAAGGTGCAGACATCCTCCTCTGGGCGATGACTCACGGGCATATGCCTAAGCCACCGTCCAGCGTAGAGGGCATGCTGCGTCAGATAGAAGCTGGTGGCACCCGAACGGTTGCGCTACACATGGATCTTTACTGGGGAATCCAGGCTCGTGAGCGCAAGATAGGTCGTCACCCCTGGTGGACTTGCCAGTATGTCTTCACGGCTGATGGCGGACACCAGCGTGAGTTTTTTATGCGCGGAGTCAATCACTTTTGGATGCCTCCCGCCATCGGCTCTCAGTACAACTACCGTGCCGAGAGGTCATATGACGGCACTCATGCAGCAGTGTTCGTCGGTGGCTATGTGCCCGGAATCCACGGGCCTGACCGCGCCGCGCTTGTCCAGTACGGGCGTGAGCGCTGGGATGAAGGCTTCGCGCTGTACGGGCGCGGAGAGGGGTCGAGGGGACAGCTCTACGGCCACAGGCTGAACGCGCTGTACGCCCGCACGGGGTTCGTTCTCGGCGACTCGGCACCTTCCCCCCGCTACTGGTCGGATCGCATCCCCTGCACCCTGGGACGCGGCGCATTGATGTCCCATCCGGAAGTTGAGGGGATGGCCGAGAACGGCTTCACCGATGAAGTCATGATCACCTACCCACGTGGGGATCTGGCGACGCTCGGCGAGAAGATCGACTCACTAACGCACTCCGAGATGGAGCAACGAAGGCAAGCTGCATACGAGTTGGTTCGAGAGCGCCACACCTGGAAGCAACGCATGCAAGAGCTACAGGATATCGTCACGTCGGACGGAAACTGCCTCTGTCGGCGAAGTGGTAAGCGTCGCCTAGGTGGCTGTTGGTGCGGGAGGTGGTGAAATGCGAGTCATAATCGCATGCGCGGGTCCTCAGGTTAAGTGGAACAACTATCTTGGGATACCTAGTCACTTCGCACCAGTTCGCTTGGATGATTCGGACGAGCGGGAACCTCTGCTGCATAGGACACTCCGTCAGGTCGCTAGGTACACAACACGCGAAGAGGTTGTACTAACGGCACCCGCTGGCGATGGTAGATACTGGATCGGCGGCGTGACGGTCTGCACCGGCGAGGGAAAGAGTGAGTTTGACTCAACTCGTAGCCTGTGGAGTAGAAGTGAACGAACCGTGCTTTTGCTCGGGGATGTGTACTTTAGCGATCTGGCCATGCGCAAGATACTTACCCCCACGGCGGGCCGAGAGTACAGGGCGTTTGGTCGCCATGGTGGATCGAATATAACTCACACCCCATACGGTGAGCTGTTCGCACACACCTGGTGGCCCGAGCATATCCACGAGATAGAGCAGCATCTAGCCCACGTCGAACAGGCTCGCGCACAAGGTATCTTGCGTCCTCATGGATGGATGCTACTGCGCAGCTTCCAGGGTGACCCGCTAGACCGGCACATAGTCAAGCCTCGTTACTTCACTCAGATCAACGACTGGACGGATGACATCGACTACCCGGAAGACTTTGAACGGCATCCGGCAACGAAGGGTTACAGGTGACTGTCTCAGTCGTAGTTCCTTACCGCCCAGACGGTGCGGAGCGTGAAGATAACTGGCGTGTCCTGCAAGATGGATGGCGCAGGAACTTCCCTAACTGGGAACTCGTCACGGGTGATTGCTCGTCGGATGAATGGATCAAGGCTGACGCGATAGCGGACGCTCTAAGTCGCGCAAGCGGCGACATCATCGTCATGGCAGACGCCGACGTGTGGTGTTCATCGGCGGCCGTGGAAGAGGCTGTTCTGAGGGTCGATCACGGCAAGCCATGGGCGATCCCCCATCTTGCAGTTCACAGGCTAACCCCAGAGGGTACCGCGCTATTCAAGGTGCATGCACACGTATGGATAGAAGACCTTGACGAGCCTCCGTACGAGGGGGTGCCTGCGGGTGGCATGTTCGTCATGCGCCGAGAGCTGTACGAGGCTGCTCCGTTGGACCGCAGGTTCCGTGGATGGGGGCAGGAGGACCAGTCGGCAGACATGGCCTGGACGACACTGTACGGGTTGCCATGGAGGGGAGTTGATCCTCTGTGGCACCTATGGCATCCGCCGATGAAGCGTGATAATCGCGTTGTCGGATCTAAGGAAAGTCGCGCACTGTGGGAACGATACAGGCGCGCAAACCACAACCGACCCGCTATGAGAGCGCTCGTCGGAGAGGGAGTTGAGAGCAAATGAGTCTGTTCGTAGCTGCTCAGACGGCGTTCATAGAGCACGCCGGAAAGCGAGTGAAGATCATCAAGGACGAGACGATCGTCCGTGGGGGTCACGCCATTATGGAGGGTCGCGAGCATCTGTTCAAGCGGCTCCACGTCCACTTCGAGTGCGAGAGGCCGAGGCCGCCCGTGGCCCCTGCGCCTGCCCCTGCACCCGCGAAGGTCGCTCAGGCAAAGACCGCTTCCGCAAAGGCAGATGCGACACCGGAGCCCGCCGCTGAGGAGGAGTAATGGCGATCGGAGATCCGTACGTCAGCCTTGATGAACTCAAGGAATACCTCAAGATGACCGGCAAGGCTTCTTATGACGATGCCCTGCAAGATGCCCTCAACTCCGTAACCATGGAGATAGAGGGAAGGTGCAACCGTCAGTTCAACAAGGCGACTTCGGCATCTCAGAGGTCCTATTACCCGACCACGCGCTACATGGCAAAGGTGCACGACTTCTACACTACGGAAGATCTCGTAGTCACGTGGAAGGGCACCACGCTTACCGAGGGCACCGACTTTGAACTACAGCCACTTGACGGGATAGTTGACAACCGCCCCGGCTGGCCGTTCTGGAAGGTCAAGCTACTCGGTGGCAGGTGCTTCCCCAAGTGGGACAACCAGAACGGCGCACCGCTCACTGTGACTGCTCGTTGGGGATGGAACGATGTTCCCGCGCCCATTAAGCAAGCCTGCCTGATTATGGCAGCGGAGACGTTCCAGCTCAAGGACTCGCCGTTTGGCATAACCGGCATGGACGCCTTTGGCTCACCCATGAGGGTCCGCGACAACGCCATAGCGGTAAGCAAGTTGGGGCCCTATGTGCGTGACAGATTCCTGGTGGGGTGACTATGACGACTCCCACTCTAGCCGAGATCAGGACGGCTCTGGTTGAGACCATCAAGGCGAATGTGGAAGTTGAGATCTTCGAGTACGCCAACGTGCCTGACGTTGCTCAGCTTCCCGCCGTGGTGGTAAGGCCCATGAGCGCCAACTACGTTGTCAACATGGGCGATGACGCCACATACAATTTCCAGGTCTACGTCTTGACATCTCGTCGCGAAACTGGCGTAGCGCAGGATGACCTAGACGAACTGGTGAGCCACTACGGTCCCAACAGCATTCCTACTGCAATAAACGGCAATATGGAACTGGGACTTGATGGTGCAGTGACGGCTCTGTGCACGGGCATGGATGGATACGGCGGTCAGTACACGACGGCTCAGATCCAGCATGTGGGGGCCATCCTCAGAGTGAAAGTGGAGGCTGATCCCTGATGCGCTATCAGGTAGTAGGTAAGAACCACCGAGTATTCGGGAAGTCGCATGGAGAGTTCTTCGAGCGTAATCTTCCCGAGGCGCAAGAGCGCCATCTCATCGGGGGCGGATTCATAGTCCGTGCTCCCCTCCCAGTAGAACCGAGCGTCACCATCGGCGCTCAACTGTCGGGGTTTACTTCGGCATTTGAGGCTACGGTATCGCTCCCGGCAGAACCTAGCGTGTCAGAGGATGCGCCAAGTGAGGCACCGGAAGAGGCGCCTACCGATAACCCCCGAAGGGATGAGTTCTAGTGTCCAAGAAGCTTATTCTGCGTGACTGCTACATCGAGGTGAACGGCGTGGACCTGTCCTCGCACGTTTCCGCAGTCACCGTCACTCTGTCCAAGGACGACATCGACACCACCAACTTCTCTGGCGGTGGCCGTGAGCACCAGCATGGCCTCAAGGACGACCAGTTCGAGGTCACGATGCAGCAGGACTTCAACGCTGCCTCGGTGGACTCCGTTCTGTTCCCCCTGTACGACACGGAGGTTGAGTTCTACGTCTACATCCTCCCGACGCAGAGCAAGCCTGTCGGAGCGGACAACCCGTCCTACTCCGCCACCTGCCTTCTGTTGGAGTACAGCCCGCTTGACGGTGCTGTCGGTAAGCTGTCCGACACGAAGGTCAAGTTCGTGACGCAGCGGGATGGCGTTACCCGCTCCACCACTTCCTGACCCAACTAGCAGCCGGGCGAGCGACTTACGATGCGGGGTCGCTCGTCCGGTTCTAACCGCATCGAACCGCGCATCGAGAAAAGGAAACTGACACACCATGGCTATTCTCAACCGAGACCTTATCCTCGCCGCCGACGACATGAAGACCATCGACGTCGAGGTTCCGGAATGGACTCCGGAAGGTCAGGAAGTCGCGTCTGTTCGCCTCCGCACTCTGACGGGTGGGGAGCGCGACAAGTTCGAGTCGGACATGATCGACCAGCGCGGCAAGTCCAACAAGATGAACCTCGTCAACCTGCGCGCGCGGCTCGTCGCCCTGTGCGCCGTGGACGAGAGCGGGCAGCGGATGTTCGGAGACAAGGAAGTCACTCTCCTGGGCAGCAAGTCCGCGTCCGTCCTGGACCGGCTGTTCACTGCGGCCCAGAAGCTCAACGGCATGACTCAGCAGGACGTTGAGGAGCTGACCGAGGGTTTCGAGGACGGCCAGACCGAGTAATGGTGTTCCGGCTAGCCCTCGCGTGGGGGTGCACTCCACGCGAGGTGCTAGACCGGATCAGCTCTGAGGATCTGGCCGAATGGGTGGCGTTCGAGACTGCGCACGGTCCCATCGACAGCACGTATGAGCGCATTCTCCTGAACGAGATCCACTATCAACTTCAAACCCTCAATTACATGTTCGGTGCCGCTAACTTCACTGACGAAGAAGAGGGCATCGAGAACCCCATACCCGAGCCTAGTAAAATGCCCTTCCCTTGGGAGATGACCGAGGCGGCTAAGGTGGCGAAGGAAAATGCCCGGGATTGACATAAGCGTCAGCGGGATAGGCAAGCTTGACGACATCACGCGTGCGATGGCTATTGAGAACGAGGACATCCCAAGGGAACTCAAAAACTCAATCAAGGATTCGGCTGGGACGCTCGGGGATCGGGCGTCCCTCCGCGTGATACTTGAGCCAACGCACGGCCTTAAGCACACTGGCCTAAGGGCCCGAGTTGCTAAGGGAGTTGGACTACAGGAACTCCCTGATGGCTACCGCATCACAACGTCTATGCCCAATGTCAATGAAGCCGCCATCCCTCGCGGTATGGACCAACATGGATGGCGGCACCCGGTGTTCGGAAACAAGGGTACTTGGGTGGTCGAGGGAATCACGGACTTCTCATGGTTCATGGACACCATGCAGGAAGGTGAAGACCTCGTGGGTAACGGGCTGGAACAGCAGCTTGAGAATGCCGCTGAGCGAATCGATAATGCCGGGCGCGCGTAACGGAGGGTTGTCCCAATGGCTACAGTGACCAGCTTGGGATTCAACATTACGGCCAAGTGGGATGGGACCGGTCTGCGCACGGCACAGGCTCAACTCGACACCCTCAAGAAGTCGTTGTCTTCGATCGACGGTACGAACTTGAGGATCACTGCCGACGTTGACGATTCGGCAGCAGTTGCGAAGCTTGAAAATCTTCGCGCGATGATAACGGATCAGACCGCCACAATAACGGTCAACGCTGACACTGCTGATGCCGCTGCGAAGCTCACGGCGCTCAGTGCTCAGCTTGACAGGATAGCCGCAACTCACGTCACCGCCACGGCAGATGTGAACACAAACTCGACTGCCCTTGAGGCCCTACAGGCGCGACTCAACCAGTTCGGAACGATGCACGAGACTGCTACTGCTGATGTCAACGCGCAGTCTGGGCAGCTTGATGCGATCCGCTCCAGGGTCGTTCAGTTCGGTACGATCCACAGCACGGCCACCGCTGATGTCAACGCGCAGAGCGGAGCGCTTGAGGCTTTGCAGGCTCGCCTTGCGCAGTTCGCCGCGACTCACGCCACGGCTACAGCCGACGTGAATGTCAACGCTGCGAATCTGGCAGAGGTACAGGCGCGCCTGGCTGCATTCGGTGCTACGCATGTAACCGCTACGGCAGATGTTGATGTCAACAACGCTCATATACACCTTGGGCAGCTAAGCAACGACAGCAACAACTCCATGCATGATCTCGCGTTGTTGGGTAGCGCGGCCGGTGGCGCAGGGTCGGCTATAGGTGGAATGGCGAGCGCTGCCGGTGGTGGAGCTTCTGCCGTAGGTAACGTGGGAAGTTCTGCGGCGAGCGCCGGTAGTTCGATGGGCGGTTTCGTAACTGCCATAGTTGCGGCCTCGGTTGCCATGGCAGCGTTCACGGCTGCGGCACCACTAATGGCCGCATCAGTTGCGCTCATTCCCGTTGCGTTCCTTGGGGCCGCTGGCGCGCTTATCGCAACGAACGAAAAGCTTAAGTCTTCCTTCGCTGACGCGTTCGGCCAGCTCCAGAAGACCATCCTGCCTTTGGCCATGCCAGCGATCAAGGCTCTCCAGGACGGTCTGTCTCAGGTTAACGGTTGGCTTCACCTGATAGGACCCGCGATCAAGGGTGCGTTCTCTGCGGCGGCATCCCTTGTGCGTCCCATGCTTGATGTCGTAGAGCACTTGGCTGGGGCAGCGCTGCCCGGACTCACTTCTGCCATGCGCGCCATGGGGCCGCTGTTCGACGGGCTCGGCAAGGGCGCAACTCTCCTGGGCTCTGCGCTCGGTCAGGCAGCCAACATGCTGGCCAGGATTCCTGGCCTCGGCCAGATCATGAACCAGGTCATGGGCGCAGCGGGCCAGGTTCTCTTGTCGTTCGCTAGCGTCATCGTCCAGGTCGTATCGGCTGATCACGGTCAACTCCTGATCCAAACTCTCAAGTTGATAGCCCAGGTTATGCAGCTGTTGGTCCCGATCATTCAGATCAACGGGGTCATTTGGCTCGGTCTGGTGGTTATCCTCCGAGGTGTCGTCACCGTCCTCCAGTTCCTTGAGATTGGCTGGAAGGCGTGGATGCAGTTCATGCAGGGAAGTGGCCCAATCTGGACCGCACTTGGCATAGCATGGCGCGCCTTCCTTGATGGCATGAGGATTGCATGGACTGCCATTTCTGCTGCCCTTGTCGTTGCATGGAATGCCGTCTGGAATGGCATGTCCGTTGCTGTGAGGGCGATTTGGACCGGGCTACAGATAGCTTGGACGGCTACCGTCAACGGCCTGACGATCGCCTGGAACGCTGTCTCCGGTGCGCTCGTTGTGGCGTGGAATGCCGTCTGGAACGGTATGTCCACTGCGGTCAGGGTGATTTGGGCAGCTCTCCAGGTTGCCTGGCAGGCGTTCGTCACGGGTCTTAGTATCGCGTGGACTGCCGTTTCTGGTGCGCTGGTTACTGCATGGAATGCCGTGTGGAACGGCCTGTCAGTTGCTGCGCAGGCGATATGGAACGCTCTTACAGTTGCCTGGAACGCGTTCGTCAACGGCCTTGCTCTGGTGTGGAATACGGTCTCTGCTGCGCTCACCACGGCGTGGAATGCTGTATGGAACGCCATGTCCACTGCGGCGCAGGCCATTTGGTCCGCAATGCAGGCTGCGTGGAACGCTGTTTGTCAGGCGTTCGTTACGGCGTGGAACGCTGTCTCTGGCGCGCTGTCCACTGCGTGGAATGCTGTATGGAACGCCATGTCCACGGCTGCGCAGGCAGTTTGGAACGCCATGCAGGCCGCATGGCAGGCGTTCCTCAACGCGCTTCACACGATCTGGAACACAGTCAGCTCTGCCCTCTCGGCCGCCTGGTCCGCTGTCTGGCTCGCCATGAAGAATGGTGCCTACGCTGTATGGGACGCCCTTAAGGCTGCCTGGCAGGCGTGGGGCAACGCCATGCACTCGATTTGGAACACAGTCAGCTCTGCTCTGTCGGCAGCATGGTCGGCCGTTTGGCTGGCCATGAAGAACGGAGCCTATGCGGTCTGGGATGCACTCAAGTCAACCTGGTCTGCTGTTCTCAACGCCCTTCGCTCTGCCTGGAATACGGCTGGCGACGCGCTGAGTAAGGCTTG